GGAAACCCCGTCCCGAAATTGTGATAGAACAAGCCATGAGTTTCAATTTAAGGACAAAAGAGAGGGGCCGAAGCCCCTCCCCTTAATCCGGGTTTCTATTACGTGGTCCGGCGGAGCAAGCCGTACGAGTTGTGATCCACAACCTGCGTACCGAACGCGAACTTCATGATAACGCGGGTAACGTCGTCACCGGTTACGTCGATGAGGTCGAGAACGCGGGCTTCCGTCAACTCCGTGAGGAGGTTCGTACCTACGTACAAGTTGTCCGGGCGCGAGATGAGGAGCGTGTCATCCGGGAAACCAGCGGGAGCAACTACGCGGTAGCCAGCGTACTTGTCTGCCATACCTTCAGCGAAGAAAGCGAGCTGAGCGGTTCCGGCCAAAGCCGAGAAATACAGCTGCCTCGCACCGCGGCTCATGTAGATAGTTGCATTCGGGTCACCCTTCAGGGCCGGAGGGCACTGCGTCGTGGTCAACGCGAGCAACTTCGACAAGATGTTGGCAGCAGTCAACGCTCCCGTCAAGTTTGCTTCGTAGGTCGGAGAAGCTGCCGTCATCAAGTTGAGCAGGCCCGGGAACAGCGTAGAAACCCCCGCGCCTGTAACAGCGCCGCCATCCGGGTTGTAGCTACCCTGCCACAAGTTTACCTCGATAGCTTCAGCAGCCTTTTTTGCGACGTACTGCCCAGCGGCAGCCTTCATATCCGCCGGAGCCGCAGCCGCAGCACCAATCATTTGCTCAGACTCCCACGCCATGTGGAGGTCTTTGTTGCAAATCTGGTCGTTGATTTGGAGGTCCGTCAAAGAGAGCGCCACATCGGACAAAGCCAGAGCCGTATCCGTCGTGAAGGTGCAGGTAGCCGCAGTAATTGCAGAACCGGAGAACTTCCGCAGCTGTGCGCGGCCCCGGACGTTGTTCAGGACGGTGACGTAGTTATTCGCAATCGTGTCCGCTGCGAGGATAGCGGGAGCTACGTACGGCAGGGCTTGCTTCCCTACGTAGTTGCTCGTGATAGTGGCGTTTGCCAAGTTATACTGTTGAGACATTTCAGAGAAATTAGAGATTCATAAAGTGTGATTGGATAGCGGCGACGCGCTGATCCGTAGAGAGGTTCGTGAGGTTCAAGGCTTGACGTTCGCGGCGGGCCGGAGCCTTCGGGAGGGAAGGGGTAGCTGCCTTCGCGAGCTTCTGGATTTCGGCTTCTTTCTTTCCGAGTTCTTTCTTGAACTGCTTCGAAAGGGTCGTAGAGGCAGCCTGTACAGCGTCCTGAATCATCTGAGCCACTTCCTCGCGAGTCAGAACGTCTTCGCTCATCTTCTCCTCGTCCTTCTTGGCTTCTTCTACGGGTGCTGCCGGAGCTTCTTCAGGCATCTCCCACGTGTTCACCTTCCCGTCTACGACGGTAAACTCGATGCCGTCCTCGAGCGTGTACTCGCCGTCAGGGAGAGGGATTTGCTCGCCTTCGTCGTTAACGACGAAAACGTCTACACCTACCGCCCACTCTTCAGCGGCGGTTTGGATTTCTTGGCCACCCTGAAGTACAGCCGTAGCCAAAGAGACGGGAGCCTCTTCAGCCAGCATAGCCGAGTACTTGTTAAACAGGGCCGCCACTCGTTCTTGAATATTCATGAGAGATGGGTTTAAGCAATTAACCTTTTAAGCTTTTGATTTTTGACACGGCTTCAGAAATAATGGCCTCCAGCTCGTCTACAAAGGTCTCCGCAGAGAGCTCGGGGATAGCCGAGAGGTCCACCTTCCGAGTGAAGAACCCTTCGATACTGAAGCCCTTTACCTTTCCTTCTTTGACCCACTCGTTCCAGATTGCTTCCGAGTCGACCTTCATCGAAACCATCCACGTACCTACGGGAACGTTCAAGCCGTACATCCGCGACTTGTCTTGCTCCCCTTCCACGATCCACGACTCGATTACGGTAGTTCCATTTACGGGAACCTCGTGCTCGAGGGTCGCGCGGCTCTGGTTGCCCGCTTTGAAATAGAGCTCCATCGCTTTCCTGACCGTCTCTTTCGAGAAGTAGATGTGGAACTCCTCGTCTCCCCTTTTGCGGTAAATCGGCTTGTCAGGGATGAGGGCCGGCCCGAGGAGGATGCGGCGGTCTGCGTCTACCGTCTGGAAGTGATACTGAGCCGAGAGAGCGACCCAGTCCGTCTCAATCGCGGGCTCTTCTACCAGCGAGATTGCTTGGATGCCGTAGGTATCGGCTTCCTCGTCGATTACAAGTTCGAAAATTTCCATTAGCCTACGAGGGATGCCTGATCCCGGAGTTTTTGGTTTGCCTGCATTGAATTATTCACGTCCGAAGCAAGGACGTACGAACGGAAGCCGGACGTTTGGGAACCCTGCATGAACGAGAGGTCGAGCTGTGGAGGTCCGGCAGTTGAACCACCACCACCCCCACCCGGAGGAGGAGGAGGAGGAGGGCCCGGGCTCTCGAATTGAGATTTGGCGATAGTTGCGATTTGAGCTGCACCCGTCGCGGCTACCGTAGCGGTCTGAATGATCCGCATGATAGTAGAAGGTGTGGTCTTATCCGTGAGGGCCGTGGTGATACCTTCTGCGGTATTGATAATCGCGTTCGCAATCGCGATACTTTTCGAGAGCTTGAAGTTCCTTTTTGCCCGCTTCTCGTTGTCCTTGTCCTGCCCGTCTTGGAGAGCCGCTACGAGGTTAATCCCCGCCTCTGCGAAGTTTACAACGGCTTGCAGTTTCTTGAGCTGAATTTGGGTGTAGTCCGCCGCGAGATTGTTTTCGTTATCGTTTATCTTTTGACTGTTATCGATAATCGTGCGCGTCGTGTCGTTCGATACCTGCTGCAACCCGCGTATCCCGTCCTGAAGGGCTTTGTTCGTGTCGTTTAGAATCTTGGCTTGCTCTACGGCTGCATCGTGTAGTGCTTGTTGTCTCTCTAATTCCGCAGCAGCTCCTTCAGCTCGCAGAGAGTTTATTTTATTTTGAAGCTCCGTCTGGATCGTGGTCGATTCCTGCTGGATGTTGTATATCTCCGCCTCGAGTTCTGCCATACGCATGAGCTCTTCCTCCGTGGCTTGAGTCATCGCGGCCTTCTGGCGTGCAATCCGAAGCTCTTCCTGTGCGATAGCCTTTCGGTCTGCTACAAGTCCCTTCTCGAGAGCCGCGGCCCGCTCTGCGTCTCTAATCCTTTGTTCTACGGTTCGGTTTACGTCGTCCGAGGCCATCTTCAGCCGCTCAATCTCTGCCCGTTGTTTGGCGGTCTCCACGATAATCTCGCGCTGTGAAGCTCGCAGCCTTTGAGTAGCCTGCGTGAGGCCGTCCATGGTTTCCGTTTCGGACGCTATCTCTGCCCCTATACCTTTAAGGGCGGAAGAAGCGGTCTCGTAAGCTGCGGCAAAGTCACCCTGAAAGAACTGGACAATAGCCCCGCCGATTTTAGCCACCCGGTCCAGAAGGACGTTGAAAGTGGCTGTAAGGATATTCAAGCCGCGCTCGAGGAGTTTGGCTCCGTCGGCCGTCTGCGTGAAGTAAGCAGCGAGAGAACCCACAGCCACCACGATAGCTCCGATACCTGTAGAAATGAGGGCCACCTTTAGCAGCCCCATCCCCTGAGCCAAAGAGCGGGCCCCAGCTACCGACTTCACAAGCCCGGAAGCGAGGCCTCCGGTAAGCTGGTCTAATCCACCTAACGCTTTCTCCCCGGCTTCGCCGAGATCCTCCATAGATTTCTCCGCGTCCTGTAGAGCTTTGTCGAGTTTGGACGTGTCCGCTTTGATATCTACTACTACCTCGTTCTTCTTAGCCATGGGTCCAGAGAATGATTTTCACCAGCAGGTAACCGAGTGCGCCGTACCACCCAAAGAAGACCAGAGAAGCCAAAACCGCGTCTAGGATTTTCACCCACCGCGGCTTCCCCGGCTGCCTCAAAAGGTGGAAAGCATCGATAATGTAACCGAAGTCCTTGCACCCCTTTACTTGAAATTGGTTCATGGCTGGTAACAGTAGGCGGTAGCGTTGTCGTAAACGAATCCGTATCGCTCGCAGCAGGTGCGATTGACGGTGAAGATTCCCGATCCGGTGGAGGTCGTGAACTCAATCCTTCCCGTCCGTCCCGTAAAGGGGAGGTAGGTGCAGTCTCGAATCGTGCCGAGTATCTTCAGAAGCTTTACCTGTACCGTCCCTTCGCTCGTGGGGTCGTATCCGGAGATTTCGAGAATCCTCCAGTATGTGTTGAAGAGGTAGATTTTGTCGGACCACTCGAACGTAGAGATATCGAGCGTAGAGAGACGGAAGTGGGCGGTAAGAAGTCGAGCATCGGAGGAATAGAGCTGGTTCGCGTAAAGCTGCCAGTACTTGTTGTAGAGCGTGTCGTAGGGGTTCGCGGTAATCTCAAAGAGCGGAAGCTCAATCCCGAACATAAGCGAGTCGTCTGCTACGTCTGCGTCCTCTTTGGTATTCGTGGCAAACTGCCCGAAGAAGGGGAAGTTGTTCGAGGTCCCCGTTCCTGCGTTGTCGAGCAAGAAAGGAAGCGTAAGCTGCCCGTTATAAAAGGCTAGGCGCGGCTTCACCTCGTCTATTTCTGGCTTTTCCGGATCGGAAGAAAGAAGCCTGTGGATGTTGTAGCCAGTTCCCGGGATGTAAGAGGTAAAGAAAGGAGCGAAACCCGACTCTATCTTTTCATCTCCAGTAGCAAAGTCGTTTCCGGGGTCCAGAATCTCGTGCTGTCCATAAACGCGCTCCGAGGCTTGTATCGCTTGACTTACAAAGTCCTCCCCGGCTGAGTGCGTCCACACATACCGCTTTCGCTGTAGGTCGGAGGTAGGCGTGATGGAGAGGTCCATGCTCATATCGATTTTGCCAGTCCAGTCCTTCACGTCACCCGTAGCTATGTAGTCGTTAAACGGCTCTATGTAAATCTTCTTCGGGTTAATCTTGTCCGGGATGAATACGAGGTTGAAACACTTTTGAAGCCCTGCGATAAAATCGATTTGGCGCATCTTCGGGAAGTTCCTCGCAGTATCCAGCGTAATCGAAGAAAGGAAGCCGCCGTATCCTACTTTCCATGAGGTACCTCCCAGTCCTAGGATGCCGTTCGCCGCTCCGCGAAGGAGAGTAATATTTCCCGCGCTGGTCTGTACCTGAACCTTCCACGTGCTCGTCGATGCGAGAGTTACCTGCAAAGAAAACCACGTATTGGTAGGCGAGGTTAACCCGCTAGCAATCGTGTAGTGTGTAGTCCCGTTCGTGAGCCGGAAGGTAGCCGTAGCTCCTGCTGTGGCGAGGGTGAAGTTAAAATAGAAGTCTAGCTGGTATACCCCTTCGAGCGGAACCGTCCACGTAGGGCTCACGAAATCCGCGCCCGTGTCGTAGAAGTTTCCATTCTCCTCATAGCTCACATCGGTAAAGGTGGTCGGGGCTGTAATCGTTAGGTCAGTCGTGCGTCCTACCCAGAATTTGAAGTCGAAGTTCGTTGTGAACTTGTTGAACTTCCCGCCGCTGTGGAGCATCATGTACAGCGTGGTCTCCAAGTTGGAGAAGTGCGTGCTCTCGTACGTAAATCCGGCTGTGGTGAAGATTTTGTCTAGAACGCTTTTTATCCTAATGAACGGCGTGCAGTCGGCAGGATAGAGTTTGGTCGTGGCCGGGCTCGTAGTAGAGGTCCAGTTGCGCCACTTGTCCACGATGCCGTACCGGATTTGACCAGAAAGGAGCGTTCCGGCCCACGAATTAGTGACCGCGGTATAGGTAAGCGAGTGGTCGAAAGAGCTCCAGTCTAAATCCGAAAGAAGATCCTCGCCGATGCTCTTCGCTAGGTCGGCTTGTTCCCCGAAGAACGCGAGCTCCACATCTACGAACCGTCCTTTCTGGACGAACCACCCTTTCACCTGAATAAAGCCCGTCATAATCGCCACCCCTCCCTCCATGAGCCGGGCGGGTATCTTCGCTTTCAAGTCGTAGGAAGGTACCTGTGAGAGGTCGTACGGCCCGAATACGTCCTCGTTCGTCTTCGTGAGAGGTACGCGGAAGGTCTGCGAGTAGTTCGACGTAGGGGAATTGACCTTCGTGATATCCGTAAACGAGTAATTCAGGTTCACAGGCTCGAACTCGTAGAGCTCGACGGGCTTCCACGTAGTCCGATAGGCGAGAAGAGTTAGCATCGGATTGTCTGTGCGAGTTCTACGTTCATCGTAAACTGCGTAACCTGAGAGTCTGGCGTGGTCTTGTACGGTGCAGACCCATCCGTGATGCGAACCGGGCTCCATACCCCGTCAATCTTCGCGTACACTTGGCGAGACCTTAACAGGTACGGAATGAGGTACGCATCGGCAGGGTCGAATACCCCAGAGAGCGCGTACGCTTGAACCGCGGTCTTCTGGTAGGCTACCGTCTCCGGAGCGTACGAGTTGAACGTGTAGGTAGTAGCCGCGTAGTCACCGAGGATTGCTCGGTAAGTCTTTTCCTCCGTCCGGATTGTCTTGCGAGTGTACCCGTCGAAGCGGAGGAAGTCCCAGCCTCCGCGCGAGTTTGCAAAGGCTACCTGTGCTCCGCTTCCCCGAGTGCCCGGGCAGCTAGGCAGGATCTGGAGCTGGTTCCCTTCCTGAACCCCCGAAGCGTTCTGTGGAGTGATAATGATTTCCGACCACGCGGTTACACTGTTTAGAGCGAGCACCTGGGCGGGCATCACAGCCGCGTACACAAGGAACCCGTTTGTAGGGATCGAAGCGCTCGGAAGCTGTGCGCCGTTCGTCGTGTTCAAATCCTTCTGTACGGTAAGAGGGGAGGTCCCGGGCCGTACAATCACGTACTGAAGCCGAGTCACGTCCGAGACCGTGTTCGAGTGAATCGAATCCTTGTTTATCAGCGCCATGAATCCCTCGTCCTCGTCCGCCGCGTACATCGTAATGATGTTGTTTACCGGAGCGCGGTCCGTGAGCCAGTATTTCTTCGTGGAGGCTGTTCCGAAGTAGTCCGAGAAGGAAGGATGCAGCCCGGTTGAAACTTGCTCGTACCCGTCCGTGACGTAGATGTTCTTCGATGCTTGATTCAGTGCCTCCGTTCCCGTGTACTCCCCGATTTTTACGGTGTACTTGTTCAGTCCGGTATTCGCGCGGGTGTAATAGTTCGCGCCGTAGTCATGCAGGAACGTGGTCGCAGAATACACCGAAGGGTCCACCTTCGTCCGTCCCTCAATAATGCGGGAGAGGTCGAAGTGGGCGCGGTTATTCGAGTTCGCTTTGAGGTAGTATTTCCCGATCTCAACAGCGTTCTCTTCTACCTGCACGATGAACGCGAACGTGTCGGTAATCGTGGCAGACGTTTGGAGGGTGTAGATGAGAGGCTGCCCAGCCGGGTAGAACGTCTCCGTAGGGTTCGAGGTAAATGAGGCGGCCATGTTATTTGGGCTTCACAGTAAGAGTCACCGGGCTTGCCGTAGCTACGAGTTTCCGAACGAAATCCTCACCTACCGCTTGAGCGAGCTTATCCCCTTTGCGGCGAATAGCCCAGTCGTACCCGTTGATGAAATAACGGAGCGGTGTAATTCCTTTACGCTTGATGCCTCGAGCGATTAGGAACGCGGCCGAGTTCAGCTTCGCCTCCGTAGGCTTTATGAACGCTCCCGTCTTCGGATCCCTGAGACGAATCGGCTTGACCTTCATCCACGCCCGTACCGCTTCGGTAGGAGGTTGCTTTGTAGTAAAGGAGAAAGGGGAGCCGTGTCGTACCTGCGTCCCGTTCACTCCCCAGTGGACGAAAGAGGCGTAGCTAGAAGCTTTCCCTTTCGCGTAGAGCTGAATCTCCGAGACTCCGGTCTTCCCGAAACGGAACTTGAACGCGAGCGATCGCTGGAGGGTCCTTGTGGCTACGCCGTAGTTCTTGTTCTTCCCGATACGTTTCGTCCCGAGCTCGCGCTTCGAGGCATCTAGCACCTCTTGAGCGAACTCTACCCACAGCTTCGAAGCTTCCTTGCTCATCTTACAGGCTGGCTAGTGCGAGAAGAAAATCAATCACGGTAATAAAGCCGTCGGAGTTGAGGTCGAGGCGTGCGTTGTATGGCGGCGGCATTCCCGGCCCCAAGTATTGCAGAATTTGCAGGAGCTGGTTCATCGTCCTTGACCCTTGTAGGTCTTCTTGTAGAGCTTAGAGCCTTTGTGGGTTCCCTGCTTTGTCTTCGCGTGCACTCCGGGCCGCGAAATCTTCCGCTCAATTCGAACGGGTGCCGCTTGTGCTTTAGCCTTCGCCATCATTCAAAGATGCCCACGGTTCGTACGTTTCCCAAGCCTCATTTTTGGTGTACGCGGCGGCTTCGTCGCGTGTCAATACGCCCGTTTTGTCTGCTGGCTCGTTGACGTATTCTAGAATAAACTCCGATGCTGCGAGGTTCCAGCGAACACTCTGCTTGAATTGCTGCCACGGAACTTCCGCTAGCTCACTTTTTTGATAGATGCGGTACCAGTTCATAGCCCGTAATTTGATTTTGTGGAATTGTAATTATTAGAAACTTCCGTTGCGGATAGGTCCCGATTGTAGTTTAGTATTTCTCCTACACGGATGTTGTTAAACCTTGAAAAGGTCCCGCCCGGTTCGGCAAACGCCCCTATAATTGGCCGTCTTGAGCTGTTAAAACTAGACCATGTAAGCCCGCCGGATACGGTTTGCGCGGCGCTTGCAACCTGACTTCCGTTTAAGTAAATACGAAACGTGCCGGTTGTACTTGTCGTATACGTAAATGTTACACAAGCGTGCCGCCAAACGTTCGTCGTTATGGTTTGATTATAGGTAACGCCGCGATCTTGAAAACCTGTGTCGACGTACGAACCAATACGCCACCCATTGCCTGTGCTTGACGTGCTTCGATTGTCAAAATAATAGGACATTTTCCCTGCCGTCAAATATTCCGAATTTATAAGCACGTCAAGGAATTGCGGCGCGGTTACGTGATTGACCCACATTGACCACGTCCAACCCGTCGTTCCCGTGTCAAATATCGCCGTCGTATTCGTGCCGTATATGCGGTCATTTACGCCATCTAATTGGAAATAACGGCGACCGCTTGCAATCGTCCACGTCGCGCCGTCATTGGTAAAATTGTATCCGCTATTTGACAAATCAAACCACGTCGTACCGGTGCCGGGATAACTGCGAATGTTGTACGCGTCAAGGTATAATTTCAGCCCGTTCGTAATTACGGGATAAATCCGCCGTCCGGCGCTTACTGCTTTTAGGAACATCATACCAGTGCGCGTTCACCTGTGAGTGTCCATACGTTCTCCGCTACGCGCTTCAGCGCCAGCACCGAATACCTCGCGAAGCTCTTGAGCGTTTCGCTGCTGTTGACCGTCACGCCCGAAGCTCCTGCAATCGTGATCTGGCCGGTGTTGTTTTGCTCGAAGTATATCTCGGTATCTGCTGCCCATGCTACCGACGACTGGAGCGGCACCGTAATCGTGACGGCCGTGGTGCTAGTGGTTTGAATGTAGTCCCCTGCATCGGTCAACGCCAGTGTGTACGTGGTGCCGCTCTGCGTGCGTACGGTGCTGTAGGAGCTCCCACCGCCTCCGTTCGCTGTGATTGTGATACTATCCGTACCCGCATCGGTGGTAAGCGTGATATTCGTACCTGCTACCAAGGTGAGCGTGTCGGTTTTCGTGTCTGCTGCTACCGTAGTCTGCCCAGATACCGCGACGTTTGAGAACGCATTTTGGTTCACCTCCGCACCCGCCGCGATCCCGTCCAGCTTCGTCTTATCTGCGGAGCTCATGGAGCCCGCGGCCGAGGTTGTGGCGGCTGTGATACTTACAGCCGGGTTTGCTCCACCGCTCGAAACAATAGGAGCCGTGCCTGTTACAGAGACTACCGTAGCTCCTGCGCCGATTCCGTCGAGCTTTGTTCCGTCCGTAGCGATATCCCTTCCATCTACGGTCCCGGTTACCGCGATGTTTCCTACCACGTCGAGAGCTTCGGTAGGTGTGGTCTTTCCAATTGCTAGACGGTCCGTAGCCTCATCCCAGCGAAGACCGTTCGTTGAGTCCTCTTCTCCGGCCGTGTTTACGTAAATCAAGAACTGCCCTTCTCCGGCTGGAGCGGGAGCCTTTCCGATTTTAGGCGGTGCGGTCCATTTCTGAAGGGAGCTACTCCACTGAAGGATTGCCCCGTTCGAAGTAGAGGCCGGTATGTAGGTAACGTCCCCGCAGTTCTCAATCCGGAGCGGCTTGTCTTCCCACTTCGTCGTGGTCGAGTTGTAGACCAGCGCTGAGTTGTTTACTACCCCTCGAATATCTACGTCTGTAAGAGAAGTAAGGGCAGAGCTAAGAACAAGAACCTGCCTCTGGTACTGTTGAAGGGTAGTACTCCACGTGAGAACAATCGGGCTACCTATCCACGACTCCAGCGGATCGTAATAAACGTCTGCTAAAGAGTTCAGCGTAAACTGCGGCTGCCATGTACGAATGAAAAGCCTCCCGGTATTTTGCTGAGAACGAATAACGGTAGCAGCCGCGATACGTGCGTACTTCCCTACCGGCTCCGTATCTGTGAGCTGTCCGAGCGTCCCACAGTACAGAATCGTTCCTACAGGGTACATGTCGGTATCGATGCCGCGAAGCTCTCCGTAGGTCCTTGCGTGTCCCGTTCCCCCCGCTGGTATCTGCGCCGTGGTAAGCCCGATGAATACCTTCGGGTCGTCGGTATTTGAGTAGAGCCCTACCTGTACTTTATTTCCATGGCTTCCCGTAGCCTTTACAGCCCTTCCCTTAAGGATAGGGCTGGCCGTGCCGTTATAAACCGGCATATCGAGAGCCTTTGGGGCTCCGTTAATCCAGTCCCCGGTTCCCTCGTCGTACACGAGCGAGTCGTGGTCCAGAGGGCTCGTGATAACTACGTCTGCGAGGTCGTCGAGATTCTCCGCTCCTCCTGTGTCGATAGAGACCACGCCGTTCCCCTCGTCGATGAGGGTTCCGTTCGTGACCTTGATAGTATTCACCGAAAGAACGTCTACCGTCCCGTTCTGAGTCAGAACCCGGAGCAATCCCCGGCGCTGGTAGACGAACCCGCCTCCCTCCGGCTGTACTCCGTTAATCGGAGCGTCGCACGCAGAGCGATCGTAGGGGAGCGTGATAGAAAGCTCCAGAAGGACGCCCGCGAGTACGTTCGAGTTCGCTTCCTGAAGGGGAGTGACGCTGGCGTTCGCTATCTCGTAGTCTTCCGAATCGATAAAGATGTTCTGCCCGTTCGCGATATCTGCGAGGATATCCTCCGCGCATTGTTCCGCGTCGCTTACTACCTCCTTTTGCCGCTCGTTCTTGTCCTCATAGGCAGAAGGAAGGTCGAAGATATATACCTCGAAGTCGAGGGTCTTGGTTGTGTCCTCGTACGTCGCTCCGGTGTAGATGAGGTGGAGGAGAGGGTATTGGTCGAACTTCTCCAGATCCACATCCTCCGGCCCTCCAAACGAGAAGGAGCGGATGAAGAAGTGGTTATCTGCGAAGTCCTCGAACCTCTTTACAATCGTGTTTAGTGTGATCATCGCTTCTTCTGTTCTATAGCTAGGTCTT